TTATTTCCCGTTCAGCTTCCGCTGGCGCTCGTATTCCACATCAGCGGCCAGAGCCTCCTGCGTGAACGAGTTGTTCTTCCACCAGGCCACGAGAGAAGCCACGGTCGTGATACCGACACTTACCAACTGCTCCAGCTGAGCACTTTCGATGGGAAGAACCGGCTTACCCAGAGCAGAAAGCACCTGGTTAGTCAGGGCCAGCAGCAGAACAGCAGTTCGTGCGATGGTACCAGCCGAGATGCTGCGGTTCGTTACAATATGCGCATTCATATGTTAGTCCTCCTTGATTGGCAGCCCCTTGGCGCGGGTGTACAGTTCTGTACCAGTGCCGTTTCCGCCAAGAGCATGATAACTGTTATAAAGGTATTCCAGATTTTTCAGAGCCGCCGTGTTGATGTACCCCTCTTTGAGAAAGAAGGTAGACATCTGATACAGCCGATCGTGCATGATGGCGAGCAAACCGTCCTTGATGTTCTTGTACTCAGTCATCTTTTTGATGAGATAGCCCCAGCCAAAACTAAGTAATCCGATTGCCCATTCCATCCAGTGAGCGCTGATGAAGGAAAGAATACTCTGCATTGGCATCACCCCCTCCACCGGCTCTTTTCTTTGCGTACATCTACGTGCACCCAGCCGTTCGCTCTGCCAAGGCCGGGAGGATAGATGCCCACGCCTCCCCTGCCCGCAAGCAACTTGTCCGCATAGGCATAGACCTGCTCCACGCTGATACCCTGCACCTGAATATCCGCCGCCTTGCCATAGAGGTGCTGGCTGTACTTGGCGGCATTCTTCTGTTTAGCGTTCCAGCTTGCCGTGCGGAATGCACTCGTGATGGTCACAGGCTTGTTGAAGTGGGTACGAATCTTCTCCAGAATCTCCACAAGCTCTGTATCCACGAAAATCGGGTCAGAGCCGTCTCGACAATAAAACTCCCGAACTTTGAAGTGTTCCGAGAGCTTCAGGTTGCCGTTCTTCAGAAGAGAATATGCTTCGATGCTCATATGCCCTCCTTATTCCTCGGAGGTCACATCTGCTTCCTCACTTGTACCCTTAGCGTTGTTCTCGGTCTCCGCCGTAACAGGAACCTGAGGAGTCTCAGTAACCGGCGCGGCTGCCACGGCCACTTCTTCCTCTTTCTGTACGGGATAGCTTTCGCCGGTGATCTCCTCGTACTCGTACTCCGTGATCCAGCCCTGTTTCACGGCGTTCACGACCTGCCGCTTCTTCCACATGTGGTACTTGTAGTAGGAACGCACATCGTTGAACTTCTTACTGTGATTTGCCATTTTGAACTCCTCCTTACAGCTCGGGGTCAACCATCATGCTCAGATAATCCAGCTGTGCCTTCAGAGCCATCTGCTCCAGTTCCTCTGCCGGAATATCCCGCAGGATGAACCACCACTCTTCGCCCATCTTGCTGATCTGCACCAGTTCCATGTTCTCATGCTTCTCGATGGTGCCACCGCCCTCGATGGTCACTTCTGTCAAATTGTCCTCGAACATCTCTTTGGTGACTTCAGTGGTACTGATGAAGTTGTTACCGTTCAGCTTCAGGCTGCCGAGGGATGTGCCATCAGCCAACGTACCGTAGACCATGTTCTCGTTCATCAGCTCCACATCACTATCGAACCATGCGCCGCCAGAAGGCTTACCGTTGGTCACGGCATTGACCAGGTAGACACGATGGGTCAGCACATGGTCTGCACCAAACACAGCAACCGCCTTTTCCTTGGCCTGTGCCAGACCTTCCAGACGCATCAGGCTGTTGACATAGCCGCCCTCAGTCGTATTGGTTGCGTTCATCTTGTGGGTATACAGCTGGGTATCCGGCACGATGACTGCATGATGGCTTCCGAAGCTGGTATCGCCGCACTGCAGGTAGTAGTCAAAACCGCCAATGCGATAGCTCACGCCGCCATTGGACCAGTAGTCACCCACGTACAGGTCGTCAAAGGTACCCACCTTGATGGCTGCCAGCTGTGCCTCCGTGGGAGCAGAACCCAAGTTCTTGCCCCGGAAGATGCCGTTGTGTGCTGCAGCGGCAGCAGTCAGAACAGCGCTCAGACTGGTGGCCGCTTTTTCAGTTGCCACCTGAGCCTTCCGTGCTGCATCTGCGCTTGCCTGCGTTGCAGCAATCAGCTGCTCCCATGTAGTGCTGCCAGCATCAGGAAGGTCTGCCATTTCGGTACCGCTGTTCTCGCCAACGGTGTAGGGCACGTCTGCGCTGGTGACGATTACGCCATCGCGAATGCCCTGGAAGGTCACCTTGCCCTCACCAGAGATTGCAGTCACGATAGCCGGGACGTTTGCCACGTTGTTTGCGAACAGGGTTGCCGGAGGCGTGATCTCCTTGTTCGGGGTGTGCCAGTAGGCGCTGATGGTCAGGTTTGCCCATTCATCACGGGGCGAGATACGCAGAGCATAAACGCTCTTGTTGCCCTCATAGCCCATGTTCAGGGTGCTGCTGCCATCTGCCAGCTGTGCCTGACCATTCTTAGAAAGGATCAGATTCAATTCAGTCATTGATAAGTTACCTCCTCTTCTTCGGTCTTATCTTCGGTTGTGATTGGTTGCGGAGAATAAACAAATTCTCCATTTTGAATTCTATACTGCAGGATGATGCCCCGGCCATCCGGTATCTCATCCGTGTACAGCAAGCCATCAGGCGGGTGCTCACGGTCCACAGGGAAAGAATCGTTCACCTTTCCAATACTGGTAATCGTCCCGTCCGCTTTATACGTAGTAACATACATAGCACTACCTCCTCAAAGAAATCCGTAAACAACGACTGGCACGCAGCACTGATTGTGAGCTTCGAACTTTGCGCCGTATGTCACATCAGTCCACGGCCATATCCACTTGTCCAGTTTTTTGGTGTCGTAGTAGCCGCCCGGTCCAAAGGTGATTCCGTTTTTGCTGGCAGTTACCTTACGTGCACGAGGTTTATCCCACGCATAAGAACAACGTGCTTCCTTTCCATTCAGCACTACGATTGTGTACTGGATCAGGCCACCTTCTGTCGAAACGCTATCAAATGGGCTTGTGTAATATTCCTGACAACCAATTGCAATTGCTGCGTAAGATGCCAGACGCCCATCTGAACAGATAACTGTTCCTCCTGCCATACCGGATGTAGGATCAGCATTTTCCCAAAGAGGGACCAGATTGCGGATGCCATTAAAAACCAGCCCCTCATCAGTCATGGTTACATTGCTGCTTCCATTGGGGCCGACCTGAACTCCACCTGCGCCATCTTTGATGTAATCTGTTGCTGTTTTTCCGGCTTCAATAGCTTTGGTATCGTCGGTGTACTTCGATGCTCTCACCCAATCACTTGCCACATAACTGCCGCTTTCACGATCGTGCTGACAGCACAAAATATCACCACTACCACCTTGTACCCAAAGGTCACCAACCTCATACGGAGGGTACGGCTGGGCGCTGAAGCAACGCACTTTTCCATCCGCAGTAGACTGTGCCCGTGAGGCATTCTGCAAAGCCTGCTGAACTTGCTTGTCTTCGATAACATCCCAATAGTAACCCCCACTATTCTCTGTCCAGCGGTATCCAATACCCGTTGACTTGTCATAGTACAGGTCACCGATGTGAGCATGTTTTGCTTCAGGCGTTGTCCACTCAACAGCTGGATAGTTTTCTGCTGTAGGAACACCGGGATAAAACCATGAGCAGATGCTGCTATCTACTTGTGTTTGCAAAGAGTCCATACGGGTCATCGCATCGAGAAGGCCCTGTGTATTCTGATTACCGATCTCCAGTGCGCTTTCCATTTTATACTGGTAGGTACGCTTGTAGGATGCAAAGCTACCGGACATGGTTTCAAAATCCAATCCGAACGTATACTCTGTATTTTCAAGATTATCGAGTGTGAATACAATCTTGGAACAAAGAAAGTCCGAACTGATTTCATGCGGCAGACTTACAACATGAACTTTGTCACCAAAATCAATTTTGTCAGTATTGACATTGATTCGATGCAGGTCGAATGCGCGAATCGTAATTTTAATTGCCATCTCAACAGCCTTATTCAGCATTCGTTGCCCGTTTGCTTTCAAAGTGTTTCGATTGGTTACATCTTCCCAGATAACTGATTTTTGGATTTTGCCAAAGAGTGCAATGGCACTATCAGACTGTAAATAGTTTTTTCCGCCATTTACAAGTTTGATATCAACACGGTTTCCTTTGCTGTCAGCTTTGCCAAGCGGAATGATCTGTGTATAAACATTGGAAGCATCCACATACTCACTCAAATCCAGAAGATTTTTGCCAAATTCGATAATCTGGCTAGATGCTTTTCCAATGTCGTCCACAAAATCAATGTAAGATACGCCTTTTTCCCTTCGGATGTACAAATATCTATCGTAATCACTCAGGTCCACCTCGTCCTTGCCAACTTTACCGGTCGATGCGCCAATAAGGTTGCCGGAAATAAGATTCCAAACGTTCGTGTAGTCCGTTGTTTTTGGATAGATAAGCACATCCGTAAAGGCTCCTCGTACATTGCCGAGTTTGATCATTCGCTCTTCCGAACATTCAGAAGCATAGTGCTCAATAAGCTTCTTGAAATACTCCCCCATTTTGATTCCTTTTTTGGAATAATCATGTGGTTCATATTGAATATCGTTCAGAAAAGCCAGTTCACCTTCACAAGTAACTGCCTTGGTGTTGTAAAAGTCTTTCGCGTCGTTTAATACACGACCTTTCCAGAGCACCTCGTCATCTTCTCGAATCGTAATGATCGTCTTCAGTTTTTTCAAACTGGAGTACATCGGATTGATGAATGGCAAATTAAACGTAAAGCTGCCTGCCTTATTCAGTTCAAGCGTTGCCTGCGGTTCTGTAATGGCATATCTCTCATCCAACAGTCGTGGCGAATAGAACAGTTTGTCGTCAGCGTATACGCTAAACATACTATAACCATCCTCCAATCGCCTGTAAGCTCACTGTCCCATAGCCTTTCGCAACAATAGACGTCGTTTCCCCTGGTATCAGCATGATAATGGGATCAACCCATGTGCCTTTTGCAAGCGATGTTGTATACCGTCTGCTAGATGTTGTGAACTCGATGGACATAGCATCCCCAGAAGACAATTCGATGCCAAATTTCGGACAAATCGGCTCGCCCGTATAATTGCTGACCGAACCAGAGAAAATAGTAGCGCTGCCATTAACGGCAATTTTCACAACCTTCCCAATGTCTGCAAACTTGTGCTTATACGGGTTGAAGCTGTAGTTTATGGTGAGTATGGTGTGACCGTTGCTTTGTTTGGGATTGTCCACCCAGCATCGGCCTTCATAAAAATAGGCCGCATCTTCTTCCAAACTAACACGAAGTCGTTTGCCCTGAAGTGCGGCCATCACCTTGCTGTAGATCGTCATAAAGGGTTCGATGTCATTTTCTACATAAAAATCCCAGCTTCCTTCTCGCATGTTAAATACCGGGTAGCCCGTCAATGCTTGTGCTGCATCAATTACACCACTGCCACCCGGCAAGTCGATATTATGCGTTTTTTCGGTCGGAGGTACAACGATAGGCCGTTCTGCAGGCGTGAGGTGCCAATCGGACCACGTGTTGTACTGCCCAAAGTTCACAGAATACTCGCGTTCCAATCAAATCACTCCTCTTTCTGCCAGAATGTTTCTTCCGCCCATGTTAGAATCGATTTTTGGTGCCAACTCGCCAACAGTCTTTCCGCTGTCAAGCACAAGTTTCATTTTACTGATCGATTCTGCCATTCGGTCCACGCGATTGCCAAGCTGGCTAATTGCGTTTACCACATCGCTATTGTCCGACTGGGACTTCGTAAACGCTCCATTTTGATTTCCACCAATTCTCTGTGCAAGTTCGTTACTGCGATACGCACGTTCCGCTGTTTCAGCAGAAGGCGTATATGCCTGTGTAGCTGCCCAGCTGGTCGGAGATGCATAGTCAGAAAGATTCAGCACCGGCGTAATAATCGGTTCAGCAGTCTCCTGTCCGGTTGCAACATCATAGAGCATCTGGGCCGCATTCGTGGCAATGTCAAGTGCAGAGCTGGTCATATCGTCCATGGAACGATTCACACCATCCTCGGTACTGGTGATGCCATTTGCAAAGCCCTGCCCCATGTAAGCACCCAGCTCAGCCATGACAGTCGAGGGCGAATGGATACCGAAAATGCTCTTAAAGCCATTCACGATCCAACTGCCCAAGCCTTTGATACCATTCCAGATGCCGGAAGCTACACTGGTCACGCCGTTCCAAAGACCCTGACCGATGTTCTTGCCGACTTCCCAGATTTTCTTGAATACGTTACCAATGCCTTCCACCAAGTTGGACACAAAGTTTCCGATGCCCTCAGCAATATTCTGGAACAGATTCGAGATCCATTCGCCAAAATTAGCAAACCACTCTTTTACCTTATCCCAGTTTTTGATAAGCGCAAAACCAGCCACACCAATAGCAGCAATTGCCAACATAATTAGTCCGAGTTCTGGTACCGTTATACCAATAGCAGCTGCAATGGTTGTCAGAACACCCATAACGGCTTCTCCAACGCCTGCCAATGCACCGCCTTCTCCAAACAGCCCCATAACAACCTTACCGATACCTGCCAGCAAACCGCCATCCTCAAAGAGTTTACCAATGAAAGATGCAATTTTCGGCATGTATGTCGTAAAGCCATTCTTAACCGTATCCATCAGAGTCTTTCCAAAGTCAGACCCAAGGAAATTCAGTAATGCACTGATGGTCGAACTGATGGCTGTACCATAATCGCCATTCATGGCTGCTACAACAGCAGACATCGAAGCGGTAATGGTCTCCGCAGCACCGTCGCGCATATACAAACCAATGAAATTTGAGAGCTTCTGCGCAATTGCCGGATACGACTCCTGCACTTTGCCCCATGCTTTATTGAATCCGTTCGAGATGGACTTCCAGTTATCAGCAATGGCAATGCCAAGCTGCATGGTAACCTTCTTTGCATCATCACTCATATTAAGCGCATCAGCAAAAGCTTCTGCATACCCAATAAAGCTATAACGCTCGTCCTGCAGTTCATGGAGAGCTGCCAGTCCATCATCCGTATTCTGCGTTCCGGCCTGTACGTACTCGTTATACTTGTCGTAAGCATTCGTGGTGCGCTTCAGCTGGTAGGACATATTTCGCAGAGCAGCACCCATGTTGATGGTAGAGGTCACAACACCATAATCACCATCTTCAAACAGCTTCAGAAGAATGCTCTGCTGGTTGGAATACGTCTTCATCTCCAAAGCATAGCGCTCATTTTGTTTATCGAACCTGTCAAGCTCAGCATTGTTAAGGCTGTTCACCAACTGCTGATACTCGATTTGCTCTTTCAAATACCGCGCATATGCCTCTTGGGTCTTACGGCTCTCCTCACCGAACGCATCCTTGGTTTTCATGTATTCTTCTTCTGCCGTAGTCAGTGCTTTAGCCTGAATCCCGATTTTCTTGTTGATGAGTTCGATTTGTTTGTTCGACTTTTCTGCAGCAGTTGCTGTCTTTTCGTACTTGCTGCTCCAGAAGCTGTACTCGTTTTCAGCAGCGCTGCTTTCGTCATCGTACCGGTCAAACAAATCGGAATATGTATCTTCGTATTGGCTTTTCTGCAGGTTTTCCAGCGTAGTCTGCTCGTCCATCAGGGTGTTGTAGGCTTCGCGGGTCTTATCATTGTTCTTGCCCACTCTCTTGAGAAGTTCGTCATATTGCTCCTGCGCAATTTTCACACGGCTGGTTTGCCGAGTGATCTTTGTGCCAATATATTCGCTTCTTTTCTGGGTAATTTGCTCATTGGTTGCAATATCACCCTCGCGGGCTTCCCACAGAGAGTATTCCTTATCGGCTGCTTCCAACAAATATTTGTTGGCTTTCAGCTTTTTGGAATAGTTCTCGGCAATCTGCTCCGCCAGAGTTTTTCCGGTTTTCTTCGTCGAGCTGGTGTGGCCCGTCGTATGCTGCCAAGGCTTCGGTACAAACCTTTCGTTCCCTCTTTCTTATTGAGATGACCAATCAGCACAATGGCACAATCATATACTGAAGCCCACATTCCGAGACGCTGCATCAGTTTTCTGGCTCTCCCTGCAATCTGGAGGTCAGAATCACTTCCTAAATACGCCTGAATCGGGTCTATAACTACAAGCCGTGGGCGAAATTCAATGATTGCCTGACGGATACGCTCATCATCCAGTGTTAGACCACTGTATGTTTCTTCATTGATAAAAGCTACTTTTCTACAATCTGCGCCACATCTTTCCAGTCTGGGTTTAATGGTATCTGATACTCCATCTTCCGAACACTGGTAGATAACCCTCTGCGGCGTCCCAACAGGCTTTCCATCCGGTGTTTTCCCACCCTTAGAAAGTTCCGCAATCAGATTCATCATCATGGTTGACTTTCCATCGCCGGGATCGCCTTGTAGCAATGTTATCTTTCCCACTGCAATGAATGGATACCACAACCAGTGAACAGAAGTTGCCTGCACATCACTATATAATGTAAGAATTCTTTTTTCTACCTTGTCCGCCATCGTCTTTCCTTCCTATTTGCAGTCTTTTCCTACTGTTGTACTTACTCCTCTGTGGGAAACTATGCGCCGCAAGCAGGTAACACAGTACCAGCTTCTCAAAAACGGCTTGGACAACAAAACGCTGGACACTCTGAAAAAGAATCGGAATATTACACTATCCACATTGGAAAAACTCTGTCAGATGCTCGATTGACTCCAAATGATGTCGTGCAGTTCATTCCAGACGATAAAAAATAATGCCGTCATAGTACCGTATAGTCGGTGGCTGTGGCGGCATTCCATTATATATAGGTAGAAACGCTCATTCTATAACTATCACATTCCTGCAGAATGAAACACCCGCCTGGTCGAGAAGATTCACAAATCCCCTCACCCAGACGGGCGTTGTTTTTTCGTGCAGTTCCAAAGGCAGGCTATCCGGGGCGGACATCTTATATGTACCATACCTGCCGAAGCATTACTACCGCCAGTTCCAGAAATACAACTACGCTGCCGACCACCTGCGGGACCATAAAAATCACAAATCCACCGATCAGCATTTGAAGTGCTTCCATCCCTTGCGACTGCTGCATAAGATACGAAAGAATCGCCGTTGCCAATAGCACACTACCCAGCAAATAGAAAATCCATGCCGAACAATGATGCAGGAATACCACAAACCACTTTATAAGCCATACAGTAAGGATCAGTGACAGGGTCATAATCACCAGCACCGATTTTAACAGCCATCGAATCGCTTTCATAATGTCCTCTTTCCGGCTGTTTTGTTGCCCATATTATAACACACTCTTTAATGTTACAACATGGGCAACGCAGCCTTTTTTGAAATTCAGCTCTTGTGCAATGCTCTCGCAGCGTCCTGGATGCTCTGCTCATATTTGAACCGTACCACAATGCGCCCACCACCATATACAAAGACGTTTTCAACGAACGCTGACACCATGTTTGCCGTAAGTCTTGTACCATTCAGAAAATTTTCTGCCTGCTCTGCCGCTGCGCGCACGGTTCCCGGCACAAGGCTCTGAGTAGATTCTTCCGCCTTGGATTGTTCAATTTGCTCCCGCACCTCTGAAATCCTCCTATCGCACTCCTGCTTTTTCTGCTTGTAGGTATCCAGTAGGAGCGTCCCTGCCGCATATTCTTCATACATCCGCATCTTCTCCCCTTTCAGTTTTTTAAGTTCCTGCTCCATAAGAGTTTTGTGGCGGTTTGCCTTTTTGTGGGCATCTTTCAAATCCTGTTCTTCTTTTTGAATATCACCATAGAGGGCATCCAGCAGGGAGAGTTCCTTTTTCAGTGCCTGAAAAACTGCATTTTCAATATCACTGACCTGAAAGATCTCAGATGTACATTGGGTCTGCCCAACCAGTTCCAATCCCTCTCTGCACCAGAATGTTGGAACAGCCTGTTTGAAATTGTGCGCCATCACTCGCCTGCAATTTCCGCAGCGGACTTTTCCTTTCAGTGGGAAGTCCACACCGCCCATCAACACTTTATGGCTGTTGCTCTTTATGACAAGCTGCGCCTTTTCAAATTCTTCCCGGCCGACGATTGCTTCATGGGTTCCCTCTGTAATAAACTGCTGTCCTTTGGGGACTGTTCGGACAATGCTTTTGCCAGAAATCAGAGTTTTGGTTTTGCCCAAAACCATCGCCCCGGTGTACACATACGCCGTGAGGATTTTCCAAACGCGAGAACTGTCCCACAGAATCACTGGGGCAATGGTATAGGTCGTTTCTTTGCCATACGCCTTATTTTCTTTGTTATATACGCTCGGCACAGGAACATTTTCGTCATTGAGCATCATCGCTATCTCTCGCGTTCCCAATCCTAAAATCGCAAGATCAAAAATGCGCCGCACGATTTTTGCTGCTGGCGGGTCAACGATAAATGCGCCCTTTTTGTCCGGGTCAAACTGATAGCCGAACGGTGCAGCAGATGCCGTTGTGATGCCTTTACGCCACTTGACCTGATTGGCAGTCCGCAGTTTCTTTCCTGCATCCCGGCAGTACATGGTATTTACCAGATTACTGACAATCACATCCATGCCCAGCGTTGTACCTTTATAATTATTGCTGTCATAGTTATCATTGATGGCAATGAGCCGGACACCCAGCAGGGGAAAAATCTGCTCCATGTACTCACCCACACCGATATAATCACGGCCAAAACGGGAAAGATCTTTCACGATGATGGTATCAATCTTGCCATTGCGTACACCATCCATCATCTGCTGGAATCCAGGTCTGTCAAAATTGCTGCCTGTGTAGCCATCATCTACAAAATCCATCACAGGCACATTTTGCAGACTTTCTTTGCAGGAGATATACCGTTGGATTAGTTCTTTCTGGTTCTCAATGCTGTTGCTCTTATCCTTGCCATCTTTGCCCAAATCGCCATCAGCCCTTGAAATGCGCTGATACGCTGCAATCATGTTTCTGCACTCTCCTTTCCAAGTTCTGTAAACACATCCCGAAATCCGAAAACAATCCGAATCCGCTTGTCCGCACTCACTTCGATTTTCTGCACAAGGGATTTTACCAACTGAATGTCAAATTCAAAGTTGTCCAGATGTTCTTCCAAATGAGAAGTCATATTCAGGTATTCTTCGATTTGCTGTTCTACCTGAACTTTTTTGTTCTCCGCTTCCTGCAGCGCGGCTCGCAGGCCATCATATTGTCTGGAATAATCTTCCCGAATCAGTTGGTAATCTTCGGAATCCACCACACCAGCCACATAGTCCGCATAAAGCTGTTCCCGTTTCTTTGCCATCTGACTGACTTTATCGGTCAGGCTCATTATTTCGCCCTTTGCGCGGTAGACAGGATTTTGCACATCTTCAATTTTTCGCAGTTCTTCTACCACCTTGCGTCTATCACTAAGTTGTGTAATAAACAGGTGCAGCTGATCCATTATCAAGGCTTTCAGCAACTTTTCTGTAATCTGGTGGCCGATGCACTTATCGTCGGCCTGCCGCGCCTTGCAGATGTAATAGCAGACCTTTTTACTTTCTTCCGCTCCATGCGGCAGTCGTTCAAACTCCATCGGTCTGCCACAGTCTGCACAAAACACCATTCCTGCAAAGTCATTCTGATATTCTGTCCGAATCTGCTCCGACTTTGCTCTTACGGTATGGAATACCGCTCGATTCTTGTCCAAGATTTTTTGCACCTTTTCAAAATCATCCCTTGCGATGATGGCCGGATGTGTGTTCTTTGCCACATACCACTGTTCTTTCGGAAGGTCGCGCTTGTCTTGTCCTGCGAATAACTTCTGTGTACTTTTATTGTTGATGGTATCGCCCACATAGGTTTGATTTTCCAAGATGTGCCGGATCGTGGTTACGCCCCACTTTTTACAGGTAAGTACTTCTTTTCCCTCAACCATTTTTCTATGCCACTCCCGTGGAGTCGGAACCTGCAACAATGTCATTCGTCGAGCAATTTCAAAAATAGGTACACCCATCAGTTCCCACTGGAAAATCAACTGCACATAAAATGCAGCTTCCGGGTCAATTTCATTACGCTTTGTCACGGGGTTCCGAATATAGCCATACGGAGCATCGTTTCCGACTGCATAGCCTGCTTCTTTCTTACGCTGCAAAGAAGTCCATATCTTTTTGGATATGTCTTTCGCGTACATTGCGTTGACCATATTCCGAATCGGGAGAGCCAGACTTTCCATGTCCTCTTTGCGCGTACTGTCAAAATTATCTGTAACAGCAATCAATCGAATCCCCAAAAATGGGAACACCGTTTCGATATAGTATCCTGCTTCCAGATAGTTGCGACCAAAGCGCGAGAGGTCCTTCACCACAATGCACTTGATTTTCTTCTGCCGCACATCGTTCATCAGGCGGGTAAATGCAGGCCGCTTGAAATTTGTTCCCGTAAATCCATTGTCGAAGTAGGTATCCACATAGCTCAGTCCCCTGCTGCGGTTGATATAGTCCTGCACCAGTGCGATCTGCGTTTCCATGCTTTCTTCTGTTTCTTCATCCTCAACAGAAAGCCGCCCATAGATTGCCGCAGGTATTTTTGCTTCTTCCAGTTCCGGGAGCAACACAGAAGCTGCCGCCTGTTCCGGCTGCGGGAGATTTTTTCTACTCTTTCGTGCCACTGTCTGTACCCTCCACTTCTATCCGACTAAGCATCTGTTTCCATTCATCCGTTTTCATGGTCAGGCTGATTTCTACCTGTCCATCGTCCAGTAATGTAACCGTGACCTGCTCGATATACTTTTTCACAAAATTGCGGTCAAGTTCCTCCGGGGTCTTATACTGTGCCATCTGCTGAATCCACGGATTGCGCAGGCTCAACGCCCGTTCCCATACCAGCGTATCTTCCATAATTGCTGTAAGCTGTTCATTCAATTTCCGATGTGCTTCTTCATAGTCCATCAGTTCCGCATGGTACTGTTCTTCGATGATTTCATTTGCCATATAACTTTCATACAGCGGCACACGGCGAAACTGTTCCATCTTCATTTCAGCCAGAACTGACTTCATCTGCAACGACTTTTTGGCTCGAACTCCCTCGATTGCTTTCTTGCCTGCTCCCTGCTGAATCGCTGCAGCCAGCTTTTCTTCTTCCAGATGTTCCAGTTCCAGAGCAGCCATCACCTTTTTATAAATGGTAGCTGCCGGGACTTTCAGATTCTTTCCGTTTTCCTTGTGTGCGCGGCAGTAACGGCAATAGAAAAGTTCTTCCCCTGTTCTCTTATCCTTGTGCCAGCAGAGTGCGTGGCCGCAAGTGCAGACAATGTGTTTTGCCAGCGGGTTCGGTTTTTTGTAGCTTTTCCGAATGGAGATTTTGTTCTCCCCCTCCCTCATATTGCAAGGGAAAGCATAGAACTGTTCTTTGGTTATGTATGGTTCGTGGCAGTTTTCTGCAATGATCTGGCGGCTTCCATTTGCCGTCGCACCTGTATAAGTCGGATTTCGGAACAAGCAACGAAGCATATCCGTTGTCCACTGGTCGGGTTCTGCATCATAAGACTTTCCCAGAATTCTCTTTTTGTGTTTCATTGGGGGGTCTACGCCTTGCTCATTCAACCACTTTGCAATGTTACGCATTTTCTGGCCGGACTCATATCTGGAAAAAGCCTCGCTTAAATAAGGAGCAACTTCTTCATCCTTTATCATGTTGCTTTCGCCATTCCTGCGGAGATAGCCAAATGGAACAGAGTTTGTCAGCCGGAATCCCGCGCCTTGTTTTCTTCTCCACGCAAACATGATTTCTGCGTGCATCTCACAACGTTTTGCTTCAAAATAGTCCTCGACTTCTTTTCGGCTGGCTGTTCTGGTGTCCAAGCCCTCATCCAGTACGATCAGGTCGATGCCCGCCGCATAGAGCGTTTCCTTGATCGCCTGCCGTACCGCCGGGAAATCAGACCCACAGTAGTACATGGATGCCACAATAATGCAATCAAATTTTCGCTCTACGCCATCATTGGTCATTTGGTCGAACGCGGTGCGCGCCTTTTCATCATTCTTGCGGTCAGAATACTTTTTCTGCAAATCCAGTTCTTTATGTTCCGCCAGATATGCCGCAATGCGCTGATTCTGCTCGGCAATCGTCAGTTCTCCTTGATGGTTCTTCCAAGGAAGTGTCCGGGTATAGCTTACACACTTCATACTGCACTTTCCTCCGTTTCTGCTGCCGGAACGCTACTGCAATATTCCAGCACATTGCGAATTTCCTGATCGAAGCGGTATTGGATATGAATGTGTTCTTTGTCATAGACTGTGATGCTCTCTACCAGTTCCACCAGAACGCGGCGGTTCAGACTTGTCAGGTTTTGGTAGGACTTGAAATCTTCGATCCATGGCAGATGTTCCACATCCAGATTGTTCAGGCAATCCCTCTGACGGTTCATTTCTGCTTTGGCCTTGCGGATTGTTTCAACCTTTTCATTAAAGGAATGGCTGAATTCCTTATACTCTTCCTTGCTGACAATACCGCTGCTCATATCTTCATAGAGCTGGCGGCGCAAGGTCTGGTATTTCTGTTCTTCCTGCTCCAGCATTTTCAGATGTTCTTCCACAGATTTCAGTCTGCGCTCATTCTTCGGAATCTCATTGATTTCGTCGAGCCGATGTTCCAGTCCACTGATCTGCTGGACTTTCCCCTGCAATGCGGCCAGCACCACTTCGGCCAGCTTACTTTCGCTGATAAGATGTGAGGAACAGCCTAAACCATTGTGGTTTGTGACGCAGTGCAGATAAATATATTTCTTTCCGTTTTTCGACACCGTGCGCCGCACCATGTTCTGCCCACAACCACCGCAGCGAACGATGCCCGAAAAGAGATTGACAGCCTGCTGTCCTTTCGATGCACAGGTGTCCAGTTTCAAGACCTCCTGCACAGTATCGAACAGCTTTTGCGGAATGATGGCTTCGTGCATATTGGGAACTCTGATCCAGCCGGATTCTTCAACATCCCGAATTTTTTTGATTTTGTAATTGATCTTCTGCCGCCTGCCCTGCACCATCGTTCCAGTGTAGACTTCATTTTTCAAAATCCTCAGCACCTGAATCGCCTGCCACTTTGCATGAGTGCCAGCTTTGAACCCACTGTGATAATTCAGGCCGCACAGCCGTTTGTACTCGCTGGGAGCCAGCACGTTCTCGCTGTTCAGCTGCTCGGCAATCGCCTGTGCGCTCATTCCTTCCAGTTTTCTGCGGTAAATAGAGCGGACAATATCTGCTGCATACTCGTCTACCACCAGACGGTTTTTGTTCCGTTTGTCTTTGCAGTAGCCGTAGATTGCATAACCGCCGATGAACTCACCTTTGCGCCGTTTCATGTCCAGCTGGCTGCGCACCTTGATGGAAATATCCCGGCAGTAGGAATCGTTCAACAGATTCTTGAACGGAACTACAATGCTGTCCGAATCGCTGCTCTCGGTGTTCGCATTGTCATAGTTATCGTTGATGGCGATGAAGCGAATCCCCATCATGGGAAAAATCTGTTCCAGATACTTTCCCATCTCAATGTAATTACGACCAAGTCGGGATAAGTCCTTGACGATGATGCAGTTGATTTTGCCAGATTTAATATCCTCCATCATCCGCTTGAAGCCCGGACGTTCAAAGTTGGTTCCCGTGTAGCCATCGTCAGCGTACTCTTCGACCAAATGCAGTCCTGGCCGTTCTGCAGCAAAATCCCGAATCAGTTCTCTCTGGTTGCCGATGCTGTTGCTCTCGGCCTTGTCGCCATCCTCGATGGACAATCTCAGATAGGCCGCTGCCCGTATGTCTTTATTCTTTTCCTTGTAAAAAAACAAAGCCATTAAACCTCCCGTCTCCACGCATATTGCATGGTAAAATCCAGAAAGTTAATGGCTTTTGATTGCACTATTCACTTAACCCGTCTGTATTTTACCAAGCTGCCGCACAAAAATCAAGCTGCTGCGCACATTTTTCAAAATTTATTTTTCAGTGCTTCCCCATACTCTGCAGCAGGCAATCCCACAGTTCGCTGCCCTCCGGCCGGAACGATTCATATACGGTAATGCCCTTGATGACGGCTTTTCTGTGATGCTTAGGCTCCGTATGCTCCTGCTTTGGCTTTTCGTCAAATCGTTCTTTCTGCTTCATGGAAATCAATCCCCCTTTACTAATATGAATTCAGAAAGGCATCGGGGGATACAGTGTTTGAAAAAATTACAGAAAAATTTGAAAAGTGTATCCTGCATCGTGGCTTTGGATTCATATTTATAGAAGCATCTTTTTGATGGGCCTGCGGAAAACGGCAAAACGCTGGGGCTTTTCTCTCTTAGCGCAAGATTCGCCCATAGTAACTCAAAACTCACTTTCGTGATTTTCGTTCCCGGCAATCTTGATGGGGATTCCGTTCCCCATTCCCACGGTACGCACAAAATCTCAGATTTTGGCTATCTGGCTCCACATGAATGTGTTCGCAGCCGAACGCCTACGGCTTGTCGGGAGTTGCTTTACAACTATAAAAACGCAGGAGGATCACACTATGGCACGACCAAAAAAGGAAGAAAGCATAAGACGCACAAGCAATGTAATGGTTCGTTTCAGCAGCATTGAATATGAACTGGTGGCCGGATACGCAAAAGATGCCGGTTATCCCATCTCTACTTTTGTGCGCAAGCAGGCTCTATCTGAAAAAGTGATTGTCAACTACAACATCGTTGCCGATATTGGTGAAATACAGAATTTGACTGCTCAGGCCGCAGGCATCGGAAACAACCTCAATCAGATTGCCCGCTATTTCCACGGCGGTGGTCTGGCTTCGCGAGGAATGTTAGAAGAGCTGAAAAAGTGTATTGCAGAAATCCGTGAACTGCGGCAGGAAATCGTTCAGCTTGGAGGTGCATATCGTGGCAATTCTAAAACACATCGCAAGTAAAAATGCCAATTACGGGAGTGCCATCGACTATCTGAAATACCAGCATGACGAATTTCATCTGGTTCCCGTTCTGGATGAAAGTGGGAATATGCTGCTTCGGGAAGAATTTTATCTTGACGGTTTGAACTGCCATCCCGAAACCTTCGACCTTGAATGTGAACTGTTAAACCAGCAGTACCATAAGAACAACACTTACGATGAAATCAAAAGTCACCACTACATTATCAGCCATGACCCCAGAGATAACGCCGACCACGATTTAACAGGAGAACGTGCACAGGCCATCGGGCTGGAATACGCAAAAGCTAATTTTCCGGGGCATCAGGCTTTGGTCTGCACCCATACAGATGGCAATAATGGAACAGGCAACATCCATACCCACATCATAATCAACAGCCTGCGCAAATCCGATATAGAGCCTCAGACCTACACCGAACGGCCAATCGACTGCAAGGCTGGTTATGGCCATTCTGTTCATCAAGTCCGATCTGCGCCTTGTGGTTGATTTGCAGACCTGTGTAAAAGCACAACAGAGCCGCGCGTATGCACAGAAAGTCAAGATTTCCAATTTGCAGCAGATGGCGCGGACAGTTGCTTATGTGCAGGAACATGGATACGATTCTTATGAAAAACTTTCCGATACCACCGACACCATTCAATCCAAAATGGCAAAGGCTCGAAGTGATGCCAAATTCACCGAAGCCAAATTGAAAAAGGTCAATGAGCAGATTCGTTATTTAGGTCAGTATCTTTCTACAAAATCGGTCTATGGTGACTTTCTGAAATCCACCAATAAGAACTCTTTCCGTCAGGCCCATGCAGAGAATATTGCCAAATATGAAGAAGCCCTCCGCATCCTAAAGCAGCACTCCCCAGATGGAAAGTTCCCGACTATGAAAGACCTCCGGGCCGAAAAGGAGCAGCTTACCGTTCAGAAAGATGCCCAGTATGATACTTACAACTATTTCAGAGATTACTATAAGGAACTCCAAACTGTATGTGCTAATGTAGATAACATTCTGGGAACAGAACGAGAAACACAGCGCGAACAGCAGCAATCCCGAAAGAACGAACACACTCTCTAAAACAAAAAGCCAGCCCTGGTTTTTCCTGCGAAAGACTAGGGCTGACCCTTTTCTACCATATTACTCTTAGAACAGGATTTGAACTGTCGCATCCTGAATCAAATCAATGAACTGCTCTTTCGTTATAACTTCTTTGCGGCAAATAATCGACTTATCCGCTTGCTGCCGTGTATAAGTCAATTTTCTATCATCATGGCGAAGCTGCCGCACCGCATCCAAAGTCAAGGCTCCCTCACGATACATCTGACACAAAATAAAGTCATTTGACTTAAATGCCACCGAAATCGGAGAATCCAGCGCAGGAGTAAATTCAGAATTTCCCGTTAAGATACGCTCTGCATTCGTTTGGAACTCATGCGCATCCGTATCCTGCGTATAAATTGTCAGGCTGTCCACTCCATCATGATACCACGCGAATATTTCAGCAAGGATCGTCAACGAGATTTCTCCCGCATTCTTTTTAAGAGTGCGACCCGTTGACAGCGTTCTTCCATGAATCGGCCATTCATCGTACAGCCGGTTCATCCATTCCTCTGCGGAAGGCAAGTCAATCAGATCTTCGGTTTTTACTTTTCTGCGAAGGAAGCGCATCAACTCTGACACACGCGATACCGCAGCTTCAACGATGTAGTACAGGTTCACATCTTCATCATTGACAAAAGCACCGTACTTTGTTTCATCAATCCAACGAATAGGATACCCTTGTGCCTGAAGCTGCTCGACATAGGTGCTTCTGTATGTAGAATCCTCAATTTCTTCCATTACCCACTTTGGTATCAGAATCAAATCGTATACGCTGAGGATTCCATCAGACGGATAACTTCTCTGGCTCAACTCGTGCATAAATGCCAGTGATGAGTTATCCATAAGTGCTATTTTGGTTTCCCCACCATATTCTTTATACTCTGGTATATTAAGCATCGGCCTCTCCCGTCAGCATTTTAAATTCACTTAAAACCGTTTTTAGAAATGCTTCATTGTCTTTATGGTATTCCACTTCCGGCTCATTGCGAATCGTCTTATTGATTTTCTCTTGCAGCGGGCTTACATTTACTACATACGAAGGCCGTACAAGGGAATCATCCAATCCCAAATCGCGGAATCTCTGTGCAATATCTTCAACCTGCACATCAAAGTTTTCCTTAACTTCTTCCGCAATAGCCGTATTCCCATTCTTTACTGCACTTTCATACAGAGAGATCAGCACCGCCTTATAGGGAGCTTGGAAAGCGTTCATACACTGAAACGCTTTTGCTTGGAACTCCATATCCTTTAAGCCCTCAAAATACGGCATAAGGTTTCCCAGAAGCATAAGCGCAGCAAAGTATTCTGCTTTTCGTTCTTCCATCAGGATTTCGGATTCAATCAAATGGTCAAAAGAAACTTCATCAAACAATAGATGATAAATCTCATGCCACGCAGTAAAATACTGATTTGCTCTCGGAAGTGCCGTATTTATCAAGGGGATTCGTTTTCCATCCCGAACAAAAATTGCTCCGCTTAAATAATGATTATCAATCGGCAGCTGTATCAAACCATACGGTCTTAAAATCTGTAACGCCAACTGTATCGGAGAATTTATCTGCATCGGATTGTATTTTGACCAGATAAGCGAAGCACTCTGCTTCATCTGTTCCTCAATGACTTCGTTCCTTTTGATAACTTCATCTAAGTTGTCTGCTGTAATTCGCTCACTCATAGACTTCCGCCTTTAATAATAAACACTGCAAAGGTTTAGAATATCCTGCAACAGATCGTACTCCATCTTTACCTTATCATTTATCTGATAATCACTCGGCGCATTCTGCGAGTACACGGCATCTACATCTACACTTTGCACTCTCGGTGAAAATCCCATCAAAGTATCCGGGTCAATGCTCAAACTGGTAAGAATCTTGTTCAAGTGCTTATCGAAAGTGCTTTTGCTATCTATCTCGCCATTCAAAATCTTATCTAAAGTAGGGCGAGAAATCTCTGTTTTCTTGCAGAATGATACTTTTGAGAATCCATTGCTGCGAATATAGTCCTTTAATTTTGTCCCTGTCAGTTTTCTCATTTCAAAAAGTTCATCAAAACGCATTTTTCATCTCTCCCTTCTGCTATTATTATATACCATCAGCTTCGGGAAATCAATCGCAATGTAAAAAAGTTTTTTACATTTTTGATTCTAGCGCAAAAAAGATGGCCTCCTTTTTGAGGAAGCCATCTCAACGATATTACGGTATTTTAACTTTTTCGGCTTCTTTCCTGTTCCTGCTGCGGCGTATTGTCTTTTTGTCGCCGTTCAGCCTGCTTGATATGCAGCCGATCAAGCACCGACCACCTGCCGCCAATGCGCCGGGGCTTTTTTGGTACATTGTTGACGCAGCCATCTATCATATTGTAGTTTTGCTCTGTGCCGGATTCTTTGGCGCGTTCCGCTGTACCGTTTTCAAAGAACTTCTGATGGTGCAGCAGCTCAGGCTTTGGGCCTTGTAAAAAAGCACGCATCTTTCTGGTAGCTTCTCCATCGAAACCTAAAGCTGTCTGCTTCACAAAGGCTCCACTCTCGTGAAGAATAATGCTCGGCGGTGGATTCTTCGTTTGTTCACTTCTCATCTGAACAAACCGCTGACCATCGACCTCTATTTCATCCGATACCATCCATGTGCCTTTTTGTCCTGCCACCTGATAGCCGCCCTCATCAAGAATCAGGTATGTGCCACTCTGGGGCTTTGGGAAAAAGCCGTTGAATCTCACCAGCCTATCCTTATCAACATAGAAAAAAGAGGTTTTGCCTGCCTCAGTCAATCCGATTACATCACTGACCCCAAATTTTCTAATTTTGAATTTGTCCGGGTTAATGCTTTCCATCTTTTTACGAATCGCTTCCGCGCCCATTCCTCGCGTAGCCGTACCAGAATAGCCCGTACCATAATTGTCTGCGGTTATCATAAAGCCATGCTGAATCTGGTATTCGTAGCTGCGGCAGCGATACTCACGATTTTTCTCGGAATTGTCGATCTGGTAAATCACAAATATATCTGAACTCATTTTCCTGCATCATCCTCCGGCCTATGCCACTCCAACTCCAGCCCCTTGAACTGCTGCTCATTCAACTGCTGCATCTTCGGGATGGTCTGCTGAACGAGCGCAGCCATCTCTGCATCCTCTGCCACAAGCGGCTGGACCTCCGTCAACACCTGAATCGTATCTTTGAGTGTCGGCTGTTCAAACATCGCCATCAGCATCAATTCCAGTTCATCAAAACGCACATTACTCATAACTCCATCCCTTTCTTTTTCGCTTTCTTCGGCTTATCCTGTTCCTGTGCAGGCTGCTCCTGCTTTTTGGCTTTCAGACTGCGCAGGGCATCCAGAACAGACTTTTTCGTACTGCTGCGTTCCTGCTCCTTGCTCTGCTGCCGTGCCGCCATCAGCTTTTCCATATCAGAAATAGCCTGTTGCACCAGCTTATCATCCCTGAAGTAGTTGATGGAATTGATGTTCTCACGCTGCACTTTATCGTTCACGACCAGCTCATACATTCCAACAAAGCCGCCATCTTCCTCGATGCAGAATCCAATGCACTTGTCAGCGTTCATCCGTTCAGACGGAATCTTGTCGTAGATTTCAAGTGCTTCTTCCATTGTCAGATGGTCGTGGAACTCTCCCGCAAATGTAAACTCCAAACACTCCGCGACATAAAAGCTGAGCGTTTCTTCCGGCGCAGGTCTTTCTGCGGCGAGCTTTTCTTTCAAAACTTCTGCCTGCTGCTCTGCCACCATATCGGCCTGTTCCCGCAGTTCTGCCGCGTCCATGACCTTGCCCTGTGCTGCATCACAGCCAAACTCTGCCAACAGCTCCATCATAGCCTCCTGCACAGGCTTATCTCCATCCGTTTCAAGGATGCCGCCATCCCGCTCCGTGAAGTCCTTATTATATAAGGTATAGTCGAAACCGTCCTCACAGGTCTGGATATGGAAATAGGCATCCGGCAATTCGTAGGCCAGTTCCACATCCTGCACGGCTAACGCCCCCTGTAACGGCTGGACAACGTGGTTCTGGACATACGGGTTATTCCAGCCCGGAACCGTTTTATAGTCCTCTACGATGGTGTCAATGCCGTTTTTGCACTGTAAAATATCCAGTGAACCCGGCAGCGGATCAGGATTCTTCTCCACCCCCAAGGCTTTCATGTAATGGTTTGGAAGTGCTTGATACTGCGACATTGCATCGTCGAGATTTCCAAACCGCTTAATTTCAATCGGAACAGCCTGCCGGTTCTCGACCACATAGAATTGCTTTACGAATGGCTGTTCCAATTCTTTCTGCTTTTCCAGTTTCTCTCGGTACATCGTCACAAAGCCATCCAATACAGCCGAATGGCTGGTAACTACCCAATCTGCTCGAAATTTAATGATTCTCGCATTATTCTCCGGGGTGCCGACCTGCTCTGCCCATTCCTTATTGCTGTGAGAAAAGCGGCCATCATAGTTTTTGTAGCGCAAGGTATTCGCAAGAATGTACCCCACACGCTCCATACCATACTGCTTCACCACCTGATCAACTGCACCATCGCCAAGGTACATCCCATCATAATTGTCCGCAATCGCTTCATGGATTGCCTGCTTACACTCGCTGTTCAGCCGATAGGATGTACGGTACAAATCCACCTCGTCACTTTCTTTGGCATAGCTGAACGGCTCGTAGTAGACAGGCACATCCGAATAGTCCTGCGCGCTGTTGTCCGGCACAAGCACAGCCTTTTCAATGATCTCCGATACCACATCTTCTTTTTTCGGCATATTCCATTTTTCAGAAAGATACTCTTTTACCGCATCCAGAAATTCGTCATCGAAGCCGTTCCACAAATCCTCTGCCACCAGCTTGCCCTGCTCATTGACTGCAACGCAGGCCGCCATGTCACCGTGTTCCTCATGCTCCAGCAGAAAGAACTTCTCGCCACCAATCTCCGTTTCACCAACAGCATACCATGTACCGATATGCCCCTCGACTGTGATGTGGTCGGAATCGCCATGGATCAGCACATTGTTTTTCTGCTGCTGTTCCTCCATGAACTCTCGCACGGTCAACTCTGCGCCTGTGAAGTTCAGTCCTTCCTCACCCAGTTCCAGCCGTCCCTCTTCGCCAAGGTCAAGTTCTTCGGCCATCAGAACAGATGCCGCATGGTTCACCACCACAGTTTTCTCCACTGTAATGGGCCGGCCTGGGTCATAGTCCGAACCGCGCAGATCATAGCGATATAAGCCCTCCGGCACATCTTCATCCCGCAGTCGGCCATTGCTGAAAAGACCGGGCTTATCAAAGATTTCAATTTCCTGCAATTCCTCGTTCAAAAGGTTTTCTTTCTGCAAATCCATATTCCTTTCCTTGAAAAATTCCGGCAGTTCAGCAAATCCAATACTGTCCACATAGTAGGCTTTGACTGTACTGCCATCGTTGAGCACCACCACATCACTGACCGACAGCGAATGCCCCGTAAAGTCTGCTGGACGCTGAATATTGAATCGTTCATAAATGCCATCCAGCGTATCCTTTTCCGTAAGCGGTGCGGCATAGATCAGGTCATAACCTGCACGGGCAACTGTCATGCCTTTCTTCTGCACATAGTCCAGCCCCATGAAACGGTAGTCGTGTTCCGGGTCACGCTCTGTGATCTGATAAATACCGAACTGCTTTTCGCTGCCATACAGCAGCATATTTTCCTGTTCTGTCATGTTCCGCTCCTGTTCCAAGTCAGCTATCGCAATCTGGAAGGTATCACTTCCGCGCTCGATTTCCTCTCGCGCCGTGACAAGAATCGGCCACGGACTGATGCGGACGAGATAAATCTGCTTTCCCTCGTCATACAGTCGTAAAGCCTGTTCACGGTTTATCACTGTCAGCTGAAAATCCGGGCGTGCATACTCGTTCTCTGCATAATCTTCCCGCTGTTCCAATAGAATCGCATCCCATGCGTCTGCCTTAATGCCGAAAATGCCATCGTGCTGCTCGATTTCCTCTTGGCTTACATAATCACCTGCCGTGCCATCACGGAACAGTGGATAAATCCTCTCACCCAGCCGATGCCACTCCCGTGCGCCTTCTTTCGTCAGCGGCAGCACATCATCTTTCCGGTAGCCATAGTCGTGCATTTCCGAAAAACCAATCATCCCATCCGGGAGATTTTCGATTTTCTCCTGTGCCTCGTACATCAGGCGGTTGACTTCTTCTTTGTCATCCTCGGCCAGTGCAGCTGCAATACCGTTCACCAGTTCTTCCGTTGCTGCCCGGTCATCCAGCTTGAAAGCAAAATTCACGATGAGATTTCGCTGCTCATCATCAAAAATCGTTTTTTCCTGCTCCTTATTGGCAATCAGCTTTTCCGCATATTGCATCGCGGTCATGCGCTCTGCGCTCCTTTCTGCCACCGCTGTTTCCAGCTTTTCCAGAAAATCGGCTGCGGTCAATCGAATCGTATCCATCGAATCTTTCAGTTCCTTCATCTCCTTGCCGCTGGCCCAGCTTGCCACATACGGAAACGAATAATCGGATGTATCAATGCCCAGAACTGAGCAGACCGTAAATGCAATACTTTCCGCTTCGGTCTCTTTCGTAAGCCGGTCTTTTTCTTCGCCGTGCTGCTTCATGAAATCGCTGTTATGCAGCATCGCATGAGCAACCTCGTGGATCATCGTCTTTATGGTCTGGCTCTCGCCCATGCCTGTCTGGATGCAGATTTCTTTGTCTGCATCACTGTAATAGCCTTTGGCATCCCCTTCGATTTCATCAAACCGCATCGGCACAGGCGATACCTGCTCGATTGCCGCCGTAAGCAGCGCATAGTCTTTGACGCTGGCCGTCAGTTCGTTCACTTCCAACGATGGAATCGGTTCCCCATCGGTCTGTGAAACATCAAAAACCGTCGTCACTCGGAAGCGCGGAACCACATACTCCACACGTTCCATTTCCGGTTCACCGTTTTCGTTCAGCACAGCCAAGCCCGTATCCTTGTCGATTTTCTCGCGTTCTTCCACTTCCTTGATGGGAGCCGGAGCAATGATCTGGATGCCCTTTTCGCCTTTTTTGACGTAACGGTTGAACTTATTCTTCCATGCGTTAAACCCTGCCACCAGTGTGGCATCAGGCCGCTGCATAGCGATCAACAGCGTATTATTGAAGCTGTAATTGTGGAATTTTGCCATCGTGTGCAGGTATGTCGTGTACATTTCCGATGTAAAAATGTCTTTTACACCCTGCTCCAACCGTTCCGTGATTTCTTTCATCTGCTGTTTGCGGTCAACTGCCATGCAAGCCCTCCTTTTTCTTGACCCATCGTGTTTTCATCTGGCGCGGATATTGGTCAGCCTGTTTCGGTGCTTTTGCGCCGTTCCACTCCAATCCCCCGGCTCTGCCCTCACAGGTGTATCCGGCAGCTTTCAGGGAGCTGCCATTCTCCGTGTCCAGAATGTAGGTAACAACTTTGTTGTAGCCCATGGCCCGTGCTGCACGGTATGCCGCCGCATACAAAATACTGCAGGCGTTCGGCGTTCCATCCGTACACAGGCGGTTGACTTCCAGCGTGTAGCCATCGTCCAGCCGCCGCGCCACAGGTCTGCCGCAGATAGCAACACCCACCAACGCGCCATTGTCCGATACGCCGATGGAGAATTTATGCCCCCGCGTCGGTTTATGGTGGCGGTGATACTGCTGCACAAATGCGTTTGCCGTTTTCAAATTGATCGGTGTTAATGTCAGCAAATGCCCTCCTTCAAAAAAATGCCCCGCCAGACAAAACTGACGGGGCTGCTCTCATTTACAGTTCCATATCGTGACTTTTCCGCTTCTGGGATTTCTGCGGTTCTGCGCTGCGCTCTGCCTGTTTTGCATGAAGCTGCGCCAGCACAGAGGGTTTCCGCACATTGTCCGCAGTGCGCTCCGCAACGCGGCCTGCATAGTTCACAGGCTGGCACGGCTTATCCGCCACTTCGGTTTCGGCTGCATCCTCGTCCACGCCCAGCGCATCCTCACTGCCCTTTTCATCCATGTTGAGCAGAGAGTTCAGCTCTGCAAGTCTCGCGGATTTCTCTGCCAGTTCCGCTTCCTGCACAAAGGGTCGCTTGGCTTCTTCCTTTGCCTGCGCCAACTGCTGTTCCAAGGTTTCCAGTCTGCGTTCCACTTGCGGCAATGCTCTTTCGATGCCAGCCAGTGCATTGGTAACACGCAGAATGTTGCCCTGCGGGTCTTTGCCGACTTCCATAGAGTAGTTCCATGCGCCCTTGATGGATAGCCGGAACACCTTATCAAAGTTGTCAAATCGGGAATGCAGTTCAAACGCACCGTAGCTGCCGATCCTGCCCTCGGTGCCAGCCGCTTTCAGAGCCTTGCAAGCCTCAATGATGGCCGCACCCGCTTCCTTACGTTCGGCGTACACCTTGCCGCTGATCTCCATATCGAAGTGGTCTTTATCCTGCGCCAGAAGCGGTTTTGCCGCTTCCATATCGTTTTTCAGGGCTTCGATCTGACCCTTTGCCGCAGCGATTTCTCGCGGATAGCGGCGCGCAATATCGGATTCCAGACTATAAATCTGACTGGTGTGATTGGCTTTCAGCAGTTTGAGTTTGCTGACCTGAATATCCAAATCCATCTTTTCCTTGATGTAGGGATTGCCCGTCGCTAGTGCCTTGATTTCGGCATAGGACAGTGCGGTATCGTCCACATCATCGCAGGCACGGACAGGGGATTTAGAAGTCATGATCTGCGAGATGAATTTCTGCTTATTTTCCAGAATCTGCCACATATACGAATCAAACGTATTTTCAGTGACGTAACGATAGATTTTCACCTGCTTATTTCGGTTTCCCTGCCGGAGAATACGCCCCTCCTGCTGTTCCAGGTCAGAGGGCTTCCACGGACAATCCAGATGATGCAGGGCAATCAGCCGATCCTGAATATTGGTTCCTGCGCCAAGTTTTGGTGTAGACCCCATCAGAATACGCACCTGTCCAGCGCGCACCTTTGCAAACAGGTCTGCTTTTTTCGTTTCGGTGTTGTACTCGTGAATGAACGCCACTTCTTCACGGGGAACACCTCTCGCCACCAGTTTCTCCCGCACATCATCGTAGACGTTGAATGTTCCATCGGCTTTTGGTGTCGATAAATCGCAAAAAATCAACTGTGTTCCCTTATCCGGGGCAGATTCTTCCCAGACCTTGAACGCATTGTCCACACAGCAATTCACCTTACTCTCCGGCTCGTCCGGCAGCATATCATTGATAAGCCGCTGGTCGAGTGCCAGTTTTCTGCCATCGTTGGTGATCTTGAGCATATTATCGAATCTGGGATTCACATTGCCGTTACGCACGGCCTCGGCGCGGTCTGCAAAGGAACTCACCATTTCTTCCTGCGTTTCGCTGGGTTTCAGCACTTCGTTAATGTACTCTGCTTGCGGCACAGGCAGGTTCAGCATATCTGCTGTCTGTACATCTGCAGATTCCTTGAACAGAGAAATCAGTTCCGGCAGATTGAAGAACCGGGCAAACCGTGTTTTCGCACGATAGCCGGTTCCTTCGGGATGGACTTCGTCAAGAGGTTTTCGGTAATTTTTCTAAATTCATCAGGTTGTCTGCAAGGAAGTCCCGTGTGACCTCATGTCTGCACATATCCTTGAACATCTTTTCAATCGGCTTTTTGGCGGTTTCGGACTGCTTCACGCACACAATAAAGGTGGTTTTACCAATCTGCACCGAATAACTCGAATTCTGATTCTCCATTTGATTTCTCCTTTTATCGTCACTTTTTGAATTTGGCTGGCAGACTGGCAACTGTGGGTGTACCATGAAGTTCTTGCCAGCCAAAATTTTCTGCCAGCCAAATGGC